AATTCTCTAATTGCTCCGATGTGAACATGTCATAAGTAAATGACTTTCCGTCTTTACCAGGAGCACCAGGAGGCCCAGGTGGTCCTTGAATACCTTGCAACCCTTGTTCGCCGTTTAGTCCGTCAATACCATTCTTACCAGGCTCACCCTTTGGCCCAGGAGGACCAGGAGGACCTTGCTCTCCTGGTTCACCCTTTGGCCCTTGCAATTTAATAATTTGGGTATTATCTTTGACAATGATTTTATCATCATCATTAGACTTTAT